ACCGCGCTGGCCACGTCCTGCGACAGGGAATATGGCGGCGAACCGACGGCGATGTTCCCCGCCGAGTCTATCACTAAATCCCAGTTAGTTATGTCCAAAAGCAGGGTTGAATATTCGGTCATCCTACAGCCCCTCCAGTGTTTGCTCCGCCCGCCGTTACTCCGCTGTGGACGTGATTATTAAGCGAGTGCGCGCCGCTATTGCTCTGCACGTCGCCGGTGGCGCGGATGCTTCCCGTTATCAGGCATGGATTGGCCACGCTATTGACGTTTTGCACATTCAAAGCGCCGCTGATGGTTTCGGTCGGCGTGGTGACGTTGACGGCGGTCGATGCGTTGATATTGACGGTAGGCGCTGTCAGGGTGATTACCGACGGGGATGTTACGTTGATGCCCGCTGCGCTGAATTCGACATATTGAACAGGCGTTCCATTTAATAGACCGCCTAGATACATGCCGTCGGCAAAGGAATAATTACGGTAGCTTCCGGGGTTGCCAGCGGCCTTTGTCGCCTTGACCTTGGTTATGTCGCGGGATGCAAAAACACAGATGCCGATATCGCCGGGCTGCGGGTCAAGGATAACGGCATTCGCGCCTCCCTGCATTCGCAGGTAGGGTATATTGTAAATCGTCGTATGCGGCGTTGCATCGCCGGAGCCGTCAATCTGGTTGACCATCGGCAAAACGTCCACAAAACCAACCGGCGTCACGCCGCCGCTATTGGTGCAAGCCACAATTTTTACAATCGTCGCGGTCTGCATTTTGTTGAGCAACTGCTGCACAATAAAGGCGATATTATTGTAATCGCCCCACGTATTATTGGGGGAAATCTGGCCGTTCGGGATGCCGTTATCAATTGGGGCTGAAGTCATAACCGCTCGCTCCTATCCGCATGAACCACGCACCGCCGGGCTTTTCGCTTTCAAGCCGGTAATTCAGGGAATAGACAGCCCATTGCCCTGCCGCCTGCGTCAAATCCGTTACCAGTTTAATCGCGCCGCCGAATAAAACATCGGGGTTAAATAGTGCCTCAAAATTTACGCCATAGCCGTTGAATGTCGGATAGCCGATAAGCCCAGTTTCCGGTGAAATAATCGGGATTCCCGACATCATCCGGGCTTGGCCTTTCGGCGCAATCGCAAGCGTTCCATTGGCGATATAATAATCAATGCCCGCCATGTGCGCCAAGTCCCTGACTTGCTGCAAAAGCGTGTAGCAGAGATACATATCCGTTATGTTTCCGGTGACTCCATTATTCTCAAATGCCAGCCCCATATCCTTCGCCAGCCCTTCCATTGCCGTAGCAACGGGGATAGAACCCTTAAAGCTCCGCGCCGGGGCGGCGGTTATAAGCGCGTCGTAGCTGGCGGCGGCTTGGATATACAGGCTCACATCCGGCATGTTCTGGTAATCGCCCCATGCGTTTATTATATTCCCAGCAAACACCATCGTTTCAGTTGCGCCGTCGATAGCATAAACCGCCACTGAATTTCTCATGGTCGAGCCGGGCTTCCATATCAACGTCGTCGCGGCGTTCATATCCGCCTGCGTCACACCGTAAATTCGCGCCTTTAATGTGGACATCTGCATCCCACCCGCGTTTTCAATCTCTGCGGCGGCGCGAAATCCTTGCAGCGTGATCTGGTTATTATCCGCCGATCCGAATTTGCCCGTGGCGAGGGTGATAACAAAGCGTAGGGCTTTTTTATTGGCAAATGATAGCGTCATGCGCCCCCCAGATTTATCAAATCGGAGGCCGATATATAAATCAGGACGTACCGAGATCCGAAACCGTCATATTGAGGGTCGTCATTTCCTTGCGTGTCCACAAACGTCAGGTTGCCTTGAAATCCGGTATATTTTATGCAGACCAAAGGATTCACGTCATGCGCCAGCACGCCGGTTACAATATCGAGGCCATTAGAATTTAGGTCAACAAAAACCCTCTGCCCTTTTTGGTATATGTTGATTTGGCAATTCTGCCCGCCGAGGACTGCGGAGATTGATTGGGCGGGAATTGGCTGGATGGCGATTTGAAGCATAATAATCAGAACCCCGGCCCGGCTGAAATGAATGAGGAAACCTTACCATATATTTTCGATAACGTGGACTGCGCGGGCGCGGCGGCCTGAGTTATACCATTCGACACGCTAGGGGTCGCATCGGGATTTTTAGGTGCTACCACGGGATTAGGAGCTACCACAGTCGCGGCGGTATAGTGAGCGGAAACTTGCCGGACTTCTTTTAGGAAAAGCTCCACGATCAAAAGCGTAGTCCCGCGCTCGGCGCGGCGCTGATAATTATACCGCTCGATGGTGTAGCCGATATAGGTGACTTCCGGCGTGACCACGTTGTATAATTTTGTTGATTTCACCGCCTTGTCGATCGCATTCAGGAAGGCCGTGCGCGCCGATTCGTTGCCGTCATAGCACAAAGAAACGACGGGGGTGGATGGCATTTCGACCTTGTTATAGCTGGCAAATCCGCCGCGCTCGACAGGAAAGTCGCTTACCCGCATGCACTTGTCATATTCGATAGAATTTGTCGAAGCCGACGAGGTGAGGCCAAGAGCCGATAATGCGCTTCCCGCTATACCGCCCGGAGCTGAGTTGACGCCGAGCGCCGAGGTTATATTGCCCAAAACACCCACAAATTGAGAGGGAATCCCCAGCGCGTTTCCCTTGCTATCATATATACCCCATTTTGAGCCGCCTTTAAGCACGCTCCATAAAACGCCCTGTAGCAGCCCGAGGCCGGTTGATGCCAGCGCCGAACCGCTAGGCAATCGGGGCAGCGCGGGGACGCCGGGGACATTGGGGACATTAGGAAACGGGATAAGCGGCATTTATGTCAACCCCGCGTTCGCTTGCGATATAAAAAGCCAGTCCATTGACCTTCTCATGTCCTTGGCCATACCGTCCGCATCTGTGGCCTGCGTCTGTACGGTAATATTGCCGATGGTGGTCTGTACGTTGCTGTTATTTCTGGCGGCTTGGTTCGCGCGCGTTACTGAGCTGCGCGCCCCCGCCCCTGTTGCGAATTGTGACGCCCCGGCGATTCTGGCTATTTTCCCCACATAATCCGGGTCGGTCGCATAGCCGCCAGCCTTCAATCCGCTTGCAAAATCACTTGCATTCTGCGCCCCGACGGCTCCGGGGAATCGGCGGCGTATCATGGCGGCGTAATCGCTTGCCGCATCCTCCGGGCTTGAATATGAGCGGAAATTGGATTTTTGCGTAACCCACCTGCCGCCAATAACTTCCGATACGTTTTTCCCTACGGAATCGCCCGAATAACCGGAACCGGCCTTGATGTTCCCATAGTTAAAGTTGCCAATCGTTTTGCTGCCGGTCGCGCCCGTTTCAAGCCTCAATTGCGCGTCAATCGCGCTCGCCGGAACCCCCAGCTTTACAGAGGCCAAATTGATAAACTTATCGCGGTCTGAGCCGCCGCCGGATGCGGATGCGCCGGATGCCGGTTCATCTTCGCTTAATCCCAGCGCCTTGGCTATCCAGTGGCAAGCATCCTTTGCCGCATTTTTAACGACATTAATCGCGTCGGCCATTTTCTGCCAAGGCAGAAGCGCCTCGCCGCCGTTGCCCCACGTCTTAAAGTCATTCCATAGCAACGCAATCGCCGCTGACAAACCCGTTACTACGGCGACGATGGCGAGGAAGGTTAATATAAGCGGTGATGCTGCAATGGTAAGCGCCGCCGTTGTTACGGCGACCGCAGTAAGCCCGATTACCAGAAGTTCAAAAAACGTGGAAACAAAACCCTCGTTCTCCTGCATCCATTTTCCTATAGCGGAGAACAGGTCAAACATAACTTGAAGCGCCGGGACAGTATCAGAAGCAATTTTCTTACCAAGGCCGCCCCAAATACTGCCAGCCTCGGAAATCTGTTCGCTTAATCGCTCTTGATCGGCGGTCTGTTCATTCGTGAGCGTGTTGTATTTTTTTTGCAGCTCAATGGATTTCTCCACCTCGCCACGGGAACGCAAAATAAGGTTTAGCGTACCCTCATCAAGCCCCATTTGCTTGCCAATATTGACCTGCATCGCCCTATCTGTGGGGAATCTCTTTTGCAGATTCTGGCCTATTTCCTCGAGCTGCTGGCTGACGGGAAGCATTTTACCATGCGCATCATACATCGACATGCCAAGCATGGCGAAATACGGCAACAGCGTCGATGTTCCCTGCCTGAGCTTCGTCTGCTCCATGCTGAGCATAGATAGGGCGCTGCGCAGCCCTTCGCTTGACCCGCCGACGACTTCCGCCGCGCTGCCAAACGCTGATACGCTCTGCGCCGATTCGTTTATGTTTTTGGAGAAGCGCTGCAATACGGCGCTTGAAGATATGGTGTCCTCAATAAAAGCCTTTATGGCCATCGTGCCGCCGATAAGCGCGAGGAATTTCGCAGCAGCCTTCGCCGCCTTGGTAAACCCGTCCCCTGCGTCTTTGCCGGATTTCTTTAATTTCTTTCCCGCCGATTCTGCTTTTTCGCCGGTTTCTTTTAAGCCTTTATCGACTTTGGCTTTTCCCTTTTCAAAGTCGGAACCGTCGAGGCCAAGCCGTACCAAAAGTGAGTCGATAATGGTCGTCATGGCTGTTATTCCTGTTCGGCGATTGCCTTATTGTAAGAGTCGATTATTATTACTTCCAGCATGTCGTAAGCGTCTTTTGTCCCGTACACCGTATCTAACTCATGGAGGGTCGCCATTTGCTTAGATAGTATCGTGCCTATCACCGACGGGACGTTTACGTATTCCGCGAATGGTTTACCGCCGCCGCTTTCGATTTTCCTTTTGAGCCGGATTGGGCGACGGCATGAAAAAAACCCGCGTGCAGATTCCAAACCTCCATACGTAAATCGAAACGGGTAAATATTTCCTCGATGTCCTGTTCGATAAGGTCGCGCACAATGGACGGCTTCGATTTATCCGGCATGATCTGGACGCACTCGAACATCTCGGCTAGCAGGGGTTCGGCAACCTCCCATTTAAGCCCCGTGAGCGCCTTAATGCCAACCTCGGCCATACCTGCCATGCCCATGCGCTCAAAGCCGTCAGGAAGCTCTATGCCTCCCGCCATGAGTGCAAGCAAGGCTCTGGTCGCCCATGCCTCGGCGCGGCTGGCTGGCATTTCAGTGATGACAAAGGTTTTACCGAAATCACGCCCTTTTTTTGTCACGGTATAATTGGAAACCAAACGAGCCATATTTTCACCCCTAGATCAAAGAAGCGTCTACGGATTCCCATGTGATGATATAATCCACCGCCTGCAAAACTTTCTGAGCGTCAGGAATCTGCTTTGCGGTTGTCAGGATGCCGCGTGTCATGCTGTATTTTTCGCCGGTTGATGGCAGGGAAATCACGCCGGAAAGGTAAAACACCTCTCCGAGGGTTTTCGTCGCCTGAATGATTGCGGTGAATACCGAGCGGCTGGGGCTATCGGCTTGCAGGGAAATCGTCTGCTTTACGGGGTTTGGAACATAACCGGCAGTCATGCGGCCATCGACGCCCATCTGCACCTCGGCAAGCTCCAATGCTTCCGTAGCAAATGCCTTATCGGTGGCATAACCCTGAAGCTGTACGGGGACAGGGAACACGCTGGCGGCGGTGATTGTAAAAACGCTATTTGCCGAGGTAATTGTGGTGTCAGTCATATATTTTATGCCTCTCTAAGAGAAATTAAGTGCTTTTTCAAATTATGATTGCAACACAGTGTTTGAAACCCGCTCGGAAAACCTTTGCGAATGAGTTTATTATATAACTGCGCACCACCACCTCTTCCAGTCTTTGTATATTCCCGCCTATGTTTTGCCCCATCATTATCTACATGATCAAGAGTCAACATATCCAAATCCTCAACTTCGCAATCATCCCAACAACATTTACATTTTCCATTTTTACCATAATGAGTTAGTACGGTGTTTTTTATTAACCTCTGATGATCTCGCCCATTCTTGTTGTTTATTAAAGTGCAGGCTTGGCATCTAAGTTTTCCCGTGTCACAATGGCCGTTACAATTTAAACAAATATTTAGTTCTTTACATTTATTCCGCCGCTCCTTTTCTCGCATACGCAATTTTGTAACGCATGGTATGCAATAGGTAAGACGCTGTGCTGCTGCCTTACCGCATGAAGTGCAGAGATTTAAATCAATCCTCGCTTGCCTCCATTTTTTGCGATAAGAAACAATATTTTCTGTAAGTTTTCTTGGTTTTGAGCATTTCATTTACCAAAATTATCATAGAATATCTATCGAAGCTAGAGTAATATTTTGTATACAGCCGCCATCCGCATACCAAAAGTTGATTACCGGCGTGCCACGGTTGCCGCGCACCTGCGCGCCGGGGTCAAGCACCTGCAAATAATAGCCCTGCTGGAAGATGATAGGGGCAACATTTTTACCGGCGGCGCTGTTGACTTCGGCAACCTGCAAATTGGAAAGCGTAACGCCCTGCCGGATGGCACCGAAATTAATGGCCGCTGCAATCGGGTCTGCCATCGCTGCGGAGATAAGGTCATAGCCGGGCTGGTTGTAAGGGATAGAATCCACCTGAGTCAGCAACGTCAACAAAGCTAACTGGAACTGGCTGTTGAGGTAAACCTGATCGACAAAGGTATCGAGCCACTTCCACTTGCCGGACAGTTGGCCGTTGTAGAAATAGGAGAATCCGGTGTTGGCGGTGGCAACTGTGGCATACGCGCTATAGCCGTTTGCAATTAGGTTGGTCAAAGTCTGCTGGTCGGTTACGGTCGGAGCAAAGCCCGATTGAGATTTATAGGCGGCGGTGATGCGGCCATTTTCCTGAGCATTATTGATAGATGCGACCGCGCCAAGGACAAACACAGCCAGCGCCAGCGTATTGTAAACAGGGACAACGCCATCATAGGCAAGGGCTTTGCACACCGCGCCGAAGCAGGTGGTCGAGCCGTTTACGACGGCCTGAGCATCCGTATCCCACGCGATATAAGCGTAACGCTGGTTCTGCGCGTTTGTCCACACGGCAAACAGCTCTTTATTGGCAAGCGTCGGCTCCCACATGGTGGTGAAGTCCACCCAATTCTGAGTGTTTAGAATGACATTCGCCATCGCGGTGGCGGGGGTATCGAGCGCCGCGCCCTGCGAAAGGATTGCGCCGGTCGCCGGAGTGATGGCGAGGCCGACAGCAAGCGCGCCATTGTAGTCGAAGCCGGAAACGGTGCAGCTCGTAAGATTGCCGGGGGTTGCGGCATGGCTGATAACATACACGCCAGCGCCGCCCGGAGTCCCGGAAGTCTGCGAAACAATGACGGTATTTTGCGGGATGGTATTGGTTGTGTCGGTGCCTTCGACGATATCGCCCACGTTGAAGCTGCCAGTCACCGTCCCGCCGATGGTTAGGTTGGTGCCGGTGGTGGTGCAAGTCGTGGCCGTGCCTTCCGTGCCTTCGGCATACCCGATAGTCGAGCTGGTGCCGGTCGTGGTGCTGCTAAACTGGAACGTGCTGTTAATCGAATTCCATGTGCAAGTCAGGTGAGGACTGAAGGCACTCGTGATTGTAGTGGCCGCCGCGCTGAAACTGGATGCTGCTGATAGATTGATCGTGTTCGATTCATAGGTGGTGCCATCCACCGTGATAACCAGCATGCCATTCAGCGCCTGCAACTGCGCCAACGTCATGCCTGCCAAGCTGCCGGACTGCAACCATGCGGATCGTGCGGCGAGGTTATACGGGGCGAAATACAGCGTGCCGGGCTTCACCGTCGAATTGTCATAGCCCAAGAAATACGTTTGCGCTGCCGTGTATTCCGCCGATGCGGGACCGAAAAAGTTGCTTACGGCGGCGGCGCTGGAAAAAGATTGCACTTTTGCCGTCGAAAGCAAAAGATTCTGCGTTAAAATAACGCCATTGAGCGACAGCGGATTACCGCCAGAGCCGATGACGCCGGGGTTGACACTAACAAAGTAACTTGCTGGGACTGTCATGTTTCAAGGCTCCTATTGGGTTTTTTCCGTATATTTAATCTATAAATCAACATCCACCGTAGCCGCAACAGCTAACTCGTCGGCGGATTGCTGCGGCAAGGTGACGGTCGGGTTGTATTGCAGGGAGGCGGTTAGAATCCACCGGCTTTCGTATTGCTCCTCGCCGGTGATTAGCGGCGCTTGGCGGCCTTGGTCGGTATAAAGAGGCCGGATATTCGCCGGGAATTGACCGTAAGCCCATTGCGACCGGAAGGCGCTTTTTACCGCCTTGCATAGTTCACCGGCTTTGATGCCGTAAAAATCTATTTGAATGTCGATTTTGGTCGGCGCGGCAATCGTAGTCGTGCCAGCATTGCCGTCATAATTCATGTAGGGTATGTCTAAATCATCCTGAAAAAGCTCCGTCAATACCGCGCACGGGCTTGAAGGCAGTGCCACCCGATTCGTCTGGCCGCGAACTATCAGCCCGCCTTGCATAAACGGCTGCATAAACGATTGCAGGGCATCAATTACTTGGTCAATGGTGATGGAAGATACATAATTTGCCGTCATTGCGTTTCACCTTGCAGGCATATCACGGCCTTGGTGTAATTGGGGAAAATCTCTAAAACCTTGACCACCAGCCAAGTATCGTTACCGATTTTCACAAGATCGCCGCCCTTGCTTTTCGGGGTGATCACGCCAGCCATATTGCCGCGAAAATAAATAGCCCTAAGCGTCCCTTGCAGGTTCAGCCCGTCAATCTGCTTTAAGTCCGACCAGCTTAGCCCCTGCGTTTGCGCGAATCCCCTTATCGGTTGGCCGTAGGAGGGGACTTGCCGCGCACCCGCGCCCGTTGTGAAGCCGGTCGACGGGTAAAATGCTATCGCGGTGTTTTGGTTCACCGTGCTACTGACTTGGTTGCAGACCGTGCGGAGATCCATGCTAAATAGTCACTATGTAGGTTACGGCATTTTTCATATCGCCTCTATGAATCAATGGCTTATTAAAGCCCTTTGCCTTAATGGTGCTGGGGGCGTTCGGCGGGTCGGAAAACTCGATAATGCTTTCCACCAGCGCGCCCTGAATATCCTCGCCCATTAAATTCAGAACCTTTTTACCATCGAAATTCGTTGCTTCCGCCAGTTTTGCCATCTTGCCCGGCCACGTCGGGGATTCCTTCGCAATCATGCCCCTAAAGAACGGGCGCGGCGGCGTGTTGTTTGACGGCACTCCGAACTCATTCCAAAACGCCACGGCGGCAACAGGCGTGCCGTCTGGGTATGTCGCGCCTTCCATAAATCCGATTTCAACGGCTCCGGCATTCATTTTCTGCGCAATATCGTTCAGCGCCTTCATTATATCATCGCTGCCGCTGAGGTATTCAGATGACATAAGGCTTGCCGTTAAACACGCCTTGGGGGTTTATGTTGGTCGGGCGCGGGCGATACATCATGCCACGCAGGGAAGCGGTGGCCTGCCAGAAGGAAGCTCCGTATTGACTTTGCTGAAAATATGCGCCGGTTCCGGGAGTCGGCGGGACACCTTCAAACGTAGCCGAAACCGAACCCTCCGTTGCCTGAGACACGCGCCCGACAGGCCGCGCCTGCCCGTCGGTGCTGAGCGCCCCGCCAAGGAACCCCACGTGCGCGGTCAGCATATTGAGCAGCATTGCGCGGCGCGTGTGGTCTTGAACGGGGGAGCAGTCAGAGTTGGAGAGGTAAAGCGTTGCTTCGTTAAAATAGGCATTCAGCGCCATATTCGACACGGCATTAAACTCCGGGTAACGCAACCGGAATGCTATCGGGTCAAATATGACAACGGCCATTTTTAGTCCTTTCCGGTGGGTTTCACGCCATGAGCATTTTTATCCATCGGCTCGAATCCGGTCTTTTCTTTTTCGGTTTCCTTGGCAATTTTAGCCGCAACCTGAGTGTTTTCCGCAGCGAAAATAGCGCCGGATTTAACAGCCGGGAAATCAGCGTTTGCTAAAATCCAGTGATCCCAGAAATCCGAATCAACAGCGTTGGTGGTGTATTGCGCGCCGATGATGATGGCCTTATTCAAGCCGTTCAGGGTGACGGTGTTATTTGCGTCCATTGGGTGTTGCAGAACAATGCCGTGAGGCAGTTTGCAGCAGACCATCGTTACAGATTTTGCCATATATTATCTTTCAATTAGGGGTTATTAACGGCTCCCCCAATTTATCCCAAGTAAACGTAAAATAAAAGGCCGATGTTTTTTTTTAGAACACCGGCCTCATATTAAATCAAATCAGGCCGCGAGAATTACACCCCGAGCATCTGCGAAATAGCAAACGGGCGGAAGATGATGCAACCAAACGTGCCTTGGCTCTTTTTCTGTTCAAACGAGCTGGCCTTAACGATAATCGGGTGCGCACGCAGCTTTTCAGTAAAGGCGCAATCCGCAGTACGATGGCCGTCAAGTTCATTGGCGATAAGCTGCACCAACTGGCCGGAAGCCGTTGCGTACTCAGGGGCGGTTTTAATGCTGAGGTTCGGGAAGTTCTTTTTGAGCAAATCCGAAACGTTGACATTATAAATCGTGGTTTTGGTCAATGCCACTTCAGATGTTGGCGACATTGCCAGCGTCATTTTGGTATCGAGTTCAACCAAGCCATTCGCCTGCACCTGAAGCTGGGTGTAGAGAGCCTGAATATCGGCAAGCACTTCGAGCGCCGTTGCATTTGTCCAGCCCGTGCCGCCAGCCGCTTTCGTGGCCGGGGTGATCGGGGCGGATAAGCTCGGGTCATTCAGCAAGCCGTAATTCTGCAAGCCAGCGACGCCAAAGAAATACGTTTTGTTCTGAAACTTATTGAGCGTCAGGACAGAAGCGATATTTAAGCGGTTTGCCCAATCAATCTTTGCAAGGCTGGCCATTTCAAGTTCGCGCTCGCCCCATTGAGTCATCACCTGATAGTGATAGCTCTGGCGCTGCGGGAAGTTTGAGTTCGCACCGGCCATGCCATTGTCGGAATAGTCACCGTATGACGAAGTTTCGCCGGTGGATTCGATCATCGGGAACATTGCCGTTTCAGTCGTCCAGTCGCCCTTTTTGACTTCGCCGCCGACTACTTCGGCAGCTTTCATTGGGGCAACGAGAACCTCGATCAGGTTCGGGTCAACGTAGGTTGAAAGGAACGCCGGGATACCGGCGTTGCTTACGGTGATGAGGCCGGGCTGCGCGTCCATAGCGATTTTCACGCTATTGGCCACGTTCGGCAATTGCAGCTCAAGATTGGGCTGCCCCATAAAGTGGATGCCTGCGCTCTCCTGTAGTGTTTGTAGAATCGGATTCATAATTAGATCCCCCAAGTTGAAATTTTTACCAGCTCGCCAACAGCGGCAACCGATTCAGTCGTCCAGCCCGTAACAGCGATGCCGCCGGTAACGGTGATGGTGGTCGAAGCGGCATAGGCGCTGGCGGCGAGTGAAAGCGTGTAAACGCCAACTGCCCCAGAGCTTCCGCTGACCTGCGAAGCGATGACAGCGCCGGTAGGAACGCCGGAACCCGATACCGGGTCGCCGACCGCAAGTGCGCCGGAACCAACCGCAGTAATGTTAAGCACATTGCCGAAGGTGGTGACGCCCGATGCGCTGGCCACATAAGCCGTTGCGGGGGCGCTTAAACGGTAGTTACCTGCGCCGCCAGTCGTGCCGCTAATCTGCGAAACGATGGTTGCGGAAGCAGGGAAGCCCGCGCCGCCAGAAACCGTATCGCCGACGCTGATAAGGCCGGTGGTTGAACTCACATCAAGCACGGTGCCGAAGGTGGTGATGGTGGCCGAGGATGCCGTTGACGTTGCGCTGAGCGTGTAAGTGCCAGCCGCGCCAGTCGTGCCAGCGGTTTGAGCGACAATCGTCGTGCCGGGGGTTACGCCAGTGCCGGAAACCACATCGCCGATGCTTACATAACCCGTGAGGGCGGTAAGAACCAGCGAGGTTCCCGTTGCGGTGCCGGTCGAGGTGGAACCAATCGCCGCCGTGTTCGTCGAACCCATTGCGCCGGTTGCCGATGCGCCCGACGGGTTGGCGGTGAATACCGCGCCATCCGAATAACGGGCATATACAGTGCCGCCGATGGTGGAAGCTGCGTTACCGTTGTTTACCGCCCAGAAATCGCCCTGACGATGCAGAACAACCGGGAAACCAACCGGAATGTTCATCGAGGACTGTTGCAGGTAATTCTGAATTAGCGCCTGCTGGTCGCGATGTACAAAACCATTGGGAACCGCAGTGCCGGTGCCGTAGCTTTCGACGGTGACGCCATCAGGCTGCACCCATGCGAATTTGCCAACGGTGACGCCGCCGACGCCAGCGACTAAGCCGCCGGGGCCTGCCAGAACGATTGCCCAAGGATTCGCGGAAGCGAAATCACCAGCAACAGCCGGAGCCGGGGTTAGATTAACTTGAGTCTGAAAACCAGTCATATTCTACACTCCTTAAGCGTTACGAAAGCGTGATGCGTTCGGGAACATTTTAACCAGACCGGCGGAATCCTGAGCGATAACGGTGGATTCAACGGGCTTTATTCCCGATGCGACTTTGAACAATGCGCGAAGGGCGGGCGCGCCGGTTACGTCCGCGCGGTCAACCTTCATGTGGTCGAGGGCGAAGCCGTAGATTTCCGAGGCGCTATCCATTGCGATGACATCACCGACAATGGCACGGACGTCGCGGCGAGCTTGTTCGGCTTCGCGCATTTCTTTGCGCAGGCCATCCATAGCAGCTTTGACTTCCTCTTTGCTCATTTTATTGTCGTCTTCATCTTTGGCGACTTTTTCCTTTTTTTCGTCTTTTTCGTCTTCGTCATCTTCTTTGTCTTTGGCAACCTTGTCTTTTTTGTCGCCTTCTTTATCGTCTTCCTCATCCTTGGCGACGATCTTTTCCTTTTCCTCAGCTTTGATAATTTTCTTGTCTTCTTCGTCTGCTGCGCATTTTGCCATGTTGGTCTCCTTAAACGGGTTGCTGTCTGCTACGATAACATCTTCTCCGGCGCGTCCGACAGGCACGAGGCATAAATGGCTGCCCTGTATCTCTGTCATTATGCCATCGTATGGCTGTCCTTCGTACTCTCCACTATTCATAAGTGGGATGTAACGGTACGCGCAAGATAATTCACGAACCACGCCCGTTTCGATGCCGGCAATGGCTTCCGCGTCCCAGATGCACAGGTCGGCATCGAGGTAGGGCGCGTTGAATGAAACGTCCGAACCTACCGCGCCGACGATCAAATCAGGGCGGGGATTTTCAACGGTGGTATGGACATGCTCGCTTTGAATTTGCATCCGGGCGAATGTATTGACCGCCTTGGCCAGCTCGCCGGGATCGCGCAACATGCGGTAAATCTGGTCGGGCTTTAATCCCAAGCCTTCCCATCCGGGGACTTCTTTACCGAGATATAAATTCACGCCGCATTTGCTGATATGCGATTTTGAAACATGCAGGCGGCCATCGGCGTCGATGGTGCGGACGGTAGAACGGTCAAATGCGAGCTTAACTTCGGTCATGTGAAATATCCTATGGTAAACAGCACGGTAGGTGCAAGCGAGTTAATATGGGAGGATAGGGCGGCAGGAACAGCGGCAGTTTATCAAAAAACCCGGTTGGATGTATTCCCCATCGATTAGACATCCCTCCGCGATATTGTATATCTTCCCATTCGCCCTGACGTGGCTGGGGCGCGGTTGCTTGCCAGCGTGGGAATGTAACCATTTTGCTTTAACAATACCAAGTTCCATTTGTCGTGTGCGGTTGCAAACCGAGTTAGCCTTATTTGACTGGTCGCGTGCGATGAGTTCTGCCCTGTTCGCCGCTTTGGGATAAAGCTGTTTAATTTCCCTCACCATCGTTTCAAGGTCGCGCCCGGCGGTATATGACCGCATGACAATGCCCCCAAGTTCCTGAGCATACTGCACAGGGATGCTTTTAATCAGGCTTATGTTTTCATTAAGCGAGGCGGTGAATGCGTCCTTGACGGCGGGTGTCATCGTGAATTTTACCGCCCAGCCAGCGTCCTTGAGGGCTTTCTGAAACGCGATATCGCTGGCATCAAACATGCTTTTGATATAGCCGTATGCCACTTTTTCCGCCGATTCATCAAACTTTTTTATCCACTTTTTAGCAAGGGCGGCGATGACTTTCTTTGTCGCATCCGACGGCGTGCCATCCTGCGCAATAAGCGCGGACAGGCGCGGGGGATTCTGCCGGTACGTGGCCGTCACCCAGTATTCAAAGGAAATGTGCATATCCACAATCATTTCCTGCAAGGCGCGTTGGTAATGGTGGCAAACACCCAAGTTTGGAAGGATAGGAGGGAGGATTTTCGGTTTATCCGTATGGCTTTTATTTACCAGCATCCGGCGGTTCTTCCCCGTTTGGCGGTTCATCATTGCCTTCCGGCACTTCCGGCATATCACCAACATCGATACCCTGATAACCGCTTTCGGGGTCTTTCGCCAGCTTGGAGCGCACTTCCTCCTGCGATATAATTCCCCTATCAACATAGGCCGTGTCTGTCACCCCGTCGGCGGCGCGTATTTCTGACAATTCCTTGCCGGTAAGCTGGAATAGCTGCACGAACGTAAAGCCGATATCGGGGTCAATTTCGCCGAATAAACTAAGCTGCACAACCTTTAGGATTGTCTCAATCGGCTCGCGCCAGAATGATTCCTGCTGCGCGGCAATCCAGTCATAGAAAACGCGGATTTCACCCTCGCTTGAGGCATTTAGTCCGGTCGGGGATAGGCCAGTCAGGATGACGGTTGGGATGCGGCTAACCGAGGCCATTTGCTCTTGGGATTGCGCTTGCAGCTCGCTTAACCCGGAAAGCGGTGTATTTATTTGAATCAACTCCTCGCGCTCTTTATCGACCAGCATGATGCCGCGATTGCTGCGCGTGGCGGTAAATAGGTCGGCGCGGGCGAATAGGTCGGTGCCGTCATCCGCGCCTTGCAGCACCTCATCCATCGACGTGGCCAGCACGGTAATCGAGAAGTTATTAATCAGGTCGGACACGCTCTGGCGCGTGCGAAGCCAGTTATCAACATACGGCTCCGCAAGCTGCGACATCGACATACCAGCGAAGTTAAACGCCGGTTTGAGCAGGTCGGGCAGCGGGCGCGTCACCACCGTCATGAGGCGGGACGCATGGACTTCCTGCCCCAGCATGAACCATGTGGACGGCTTGTAAAAATCCGGCGCGGCGGGATCGAGTGCGTTGTAATTTGATGGCGTTGTCCATATCGCCTCGACGGGTGTTATGCGGGTGAGGGAATCCTTTTTAATCGTGCGGGGGTCGAGAATTAAGGGCAGTTTCCGGTCAGCGTTTTTGATGTCGATAAACAACTGCGCTCGGCCAAAAAGGCAATCATGCGCGGCGGCGGCTTGGATTACGCCCGCGATATTCAGCCGTTTGAATTCATCCTCAATCAATTTGATTTTGTCGTTTGAATCTGTATCGTCGTCCTGCTTTGACGTGAATTCAATCCACTCGCGTGTGATTTCCGTGGAAAGCGTCGATGCGAAGGCGCGGTATTCCGGTCGGGTCGCCAGCATGGACAGGTAGGAAAAGCCGGGGAATCCAACGATGGTCTGCGAGTATTGCGAAAAAAGATTATAGCCGGGGTTGTAGTCCATCGCAATGACGGGCGCGGTGGTGCCTTTGGGAACCACGCCGGGCAGGATGTCGGGCGGGCGCACTGGATAGGCGTATTTATTCACGGATTCGGCGGCGAAGTTTTTGGCTTTGAAGGCGGCGACTCGCAACCCGTTCGGCTTGGTTTTTATTGCCTTTTTTACCATCACCCGCGCCCCATTGCCTTGTTCAACGCTTCCTGAGAAATCCTTATCCGGCTGAAAAGAGGATACAGCATACGCAGGGCTTGAGTCAATGCGTCACACTGATCATCGAAAGCAGATGCGGGGAACGCCGTCAATTCCGAAACCAAATCCTTGACCCAAGGCGTGATGTCGGGATGCGGAAGCCATACGTTGCCAGCCTCCCAGTACGAGGTTACGGAGTGCGCACGCGCTAGCTTTGAGCCGTCCGGTTCAACGGGTATCAGCCCCGGCACTATTGGCTTCAGCGTATCGATGACCGCCGGGCCGTTTGCCTTGTCCTCGATGTAAAATTCGCGGATGTTCGGCCATTTTTCTTTGATGCGTACCGCCTCTGCAACGGTTTTGGTAAAGCTCATGTGCGCTCTGGATTGGTCGAGCAGGTATGAATTTGCACCGCTTTTGCCCCAGACTTGAAACACTACGAAATCGGTGCCGTCGGTGTCCTTGAACGTGGCGTCAAGGCTGGCGATAACCTTGTCGAATTTTACCGGCAAGTCTTTCGGCCAGTAATAGTGCAAGCCGATTTCCTTAAAGACGTTGCCGCCCAGAGCGCGGGGGGACTGCTGGTACAGCGCCGACCACCAGTAATCCGAAAGCAAAGATTTCGTTTCAAGCAGCTTTTCCAAACTATGCAGCTCAGGCACCAGCGCGCCTTCTGGTAATTGCGGGTTATATCCTACCTCGCCGGGCAGGTTGATAGCCGGGAAACTCAGGGAGGTCATGCGTGGATCGTCCCGATAATGGCTCTTGATTCTGGCTGGTAAGTCATCCTGCGCCCACGCGGTGCCGATAATTATCTGCCCGGAATTCTCCGACATTCGGCTTGAAAACGTCGCCTGATACCAATTCCAGTGTCCTTCTTTGACGGTCTCGCTAAGGGCTTCTTTTTCGTTTTTCACCGCGTCGTCGAGAATCGCGCAGTTGTGAACTAAGATTCCGTTAGCGAAAAAATTATGCGAGTTTTCGACTTGAATATCAAAAACAATGGCCTCTTTGTCGCTTCTCGTAAGGCTAACAACATAATCAGTTTCTGTTCGCCACTCATGCGCGCATGTATCAGATTGTGACATTTGACACATAGGGTTGCTAAATTCGACGATGGATTGTTGACTGGATTCTCGTCTATATGATGCACCTCCAAACGACCGCCTGAAGATTTGCATAAAACACAAGCGTAACCGTCGCGCAATAGAATCCCCGGACGTATTGTTCGATATGCTTTCGCGGAATGAGGCTGTTCGCGCAATTGATGCGCCCCGTTCTTCCATTTCGGGTTGCCGTTGCCGGACATCAAAATGGAATGACCACGATCCGCGCAAATTTTTCCGCAATATTTTGAATATTTGCCGAAGCCGCGATTTACTGATTTGAAAGGATTTTGGCACATGGGGCAAATAGCCAATATGCTTTTGTATAACCTTGATGGCTTTGGTTTCGCGCGCCGAGACTTCAGACAAGTATTGCAATAATCTCCCGTATATTCCCGAGGCAACACTTTGTCGCAATCCTTGCATGAGATTAAGACGCGTTTGTTTAACGCCGCGCATAGCGGGGAACAAAATTTCGCTTTTAGCTTCTTGTAATCCGCGGCCGTAATAGTCCGGCACTTTAAGCACCGCCGACAATAGTACGTCACCTTCGGCAAGCATATCCGCTGTAACATAGCCTCCGGGCGTGTAGAATTTATGATCTCCAGTAGCCTCAAGAACTCTGCCTCTTGCAGTACGGATTTCCCATATCCCAAATCTTTTACTACTTGTGAAAGCCGTGACTTTATCATAGTGCAATCCTCCATTTCTATAGGATAGCACTTTACAGGTAGAACCAGCAACATTGAAATCCTCGATAGGAATTTTCCCCCTATCAGTTTCGACCAAAGAACCCGCAACCAAGCACGTTGCCGTTCTGCCCGTGAGGCCAGCGCCGACGCCGACACCCAGATAGCTTCCGGTTCCCCCCGGCGCGGTAAACTCGCTGATGCGGTTTAAGTCGTATTTACCTTTTGCGAGAGGCCGTGGGAATAGGGCTTGATGCTCCGGCGATGCGATGTTGCGCCGGACGTCCTGCGCCATTGCGCCAGCCAACTCGTCGGAATAGCTTGCGGCGGCGATGCGCCAATCGGGGAAGCGCGATAGCAGATAAGCGGGCAAACGGCGGCTGATTAGCTCCGATTTGCCGTTCTGCGGCGGAGCGGCAAGCACCAGAATAGGCCGCTTTCCGGCAATAACATTGTCGATAAATTTATCTACTTCGGCGCATACCGTCCGCGAAAAATGCGACCATTTGTAGGTAGGAAAGCAATATTCGATATATTCTCGAAACCCCCGCCTTGCTTTGCGCCGCGCCAGCAGCTCCGTTGCCGCCTCAGCTGGGGTTAGCATTGCCAGCTGCGATTTCGGAAAGCTGCTTGTCGGATAGCTCGTGCTTGTCGCCTATGATGTTGACGGTGGTTCCGGCGGGCATGGGGTTTGCCGGGTCGTTGGCATGCTGCACCTTTTCCTGCTGGCTGAGATATTGCACCCCTAGCCACTTGAGCATAGGCACGTTGCCATTCATTGCGATCT